ATGCTACAGCGTGTGACTTGTTAAATGAGTACCCTGCGTGAGCCTCAAAGTCTGTCCACAACTCTAGTGCTGCATTTGGTGTCAAGTATCTTGATGCACCATTAACGAACTTATCCTTGAACTGGTCAAACTCTTTGGCATCTTTCTTCTTACCAATGATCTTACGAACCTTATCAGCCTCAGCCATTGTCATACCGCCAAGTTCTGTACAAGCCTGCATGACCTGCTCCTGGTACAAGATACATCCATAGGTCTCAGCAGTAAATGCCTTCATAACTTGGTGGTGATAGGCAATGTTCTGCTTACCATGCTTACGTGCAATGTAGTCTTTACCAATAGTGTTTGCAGCACCTGGACGTACAAGAGCGTTAGAAGCTGCAAGCTCTGCAAAGCTCTTGACACCCATCTTGACTAGCAAGTTGGTGTATGGTGTGGCTTCACACTGGAACACGCCCTTGGTATACCCAGAAGATAGCATCTCGTATACCTTTGGATCCTCAGTATTTAAAGATAGCAGATCAATCTTCTTACCACTTCTATCTTTAATAATTGCAAGAGTATCCTGAATAACAGATAGAGTCTTTAGGCCTAGAGCATCAATCTTAATTAGACCAATGCGTTCTGCTTCTTCCATATCTACTGCTACTACTGGGATTCTTTCTCCACTGCCTGGCGATGTTCTCGTTTCCATTGGAGCGACTTTAAATATTGGAGACTTAGAAGTAACAACACCAGCAGCGTGAATGCCAGTTCCCCTAATGCGTCCACGAAGTTGGTCACCATACTTTTCAATTTCTGGATACTTCTCCCTAAACCACGCTGCTTGCTTTGACGTACAGTAATCATCCCAAGTATCCACCACCTTCATAACTTTGTTGACATCTGTCAATGGGATATGTAGGACACGTGCAATATCACGCACAACGCCCTTGTCCTTAAACTCCAAGAATGTTGCAATAGATGCAACGTGCCTATATTGTCTAACTAGATAATCCTTGACTTCCTCACGACGTGAATCCTGAATATCAGTATCAATATCTGGAAAGTCATTACGCTCTGGATTAATAAAGCGGAAGAACAGCAATCCATGTACAATTGGGTCTACATCTGTAATGCCAAGTGCATAACATAGCAAAGATCCAGCAGCAGAACCACGTCCTGGCCCCACCATAATTCCCTGTTCTTTAGCCCAGTTAATCATATTACGAACAACTAGGAAATATGGCCCAAAGTTTTTTGATTTAATAACATCTAGCTCTTCGTCAAGCCTGTCCAAATACTCTTGCTTTTCCGCTAGGCCTCGTTGCTTCAAACCCTCCATAGCAAACTTTAGAAGTTCTTCATTAGGGTTCTGATACTGAACTGGCAATAGGTCTAGGTGATCCTGAATGTCATAGTCCTGAATCTTGTTGGCAATCTCTACTGAATGCTCATACATATCTTCACGATCAATGCCCTGGGCTTGCATAGCTTTGTGCATCTCTTCGTCAGAAAGCAGATGAATGTCATATTCGCTAAAGCTAATATCACGGTCTCCATAAAGATATTGAAGCCTGTCTACAAGGTTGTCGTGCTTACAAGACTTTTCATACGTAGCATCTTTTTGAACCTTGTTAGAGTATGTGTTTAATACTAGTTTAAGCTCCTGGATTTCTTTTTGACCAGTGTGAGCGTGATGGCAGTCTGGAGTAATTACGGTCTTTACGCCGTATTCATCAGCCAGGGCAAGCAACTGCTTGTTAACTTCTGCAGGATTATGTGGCATTACCTCAATGTAGTAATCATCTTTGAATACTCTCTTGTGCCACTCAATAATTCTCTTGGCTTCGGCAAACTCTTCTGCCTCAATAGCCTTGGCTAGGGCACCAGAGAGGCACCCAGAAAGGACAACAAGTCCTTCTGAGTACTTCTCTAGCACCTCATAGTCGATACGTGGCTTCTTGTAGAAACCCTCAGTCCACGCAATCTCGTTGAGCTTGTTTAAGTTTTCTAGCCCAATCTTATCCTTTGCCAGAATGATAACGTGATTGTATACAAGATCTAGTAGACCTTGACGCTCTTCCTTATCCCTCTGGTCAAAGCGATTTTCAGTTATATATCCTTCGACTCCAAGAATTGGCTTGATGCCCTTTTGCTTAGCAATTCGATAAAATTCACGATGCCCAGAAAGAGAACCGTGATCTGTCAATGCCAATGCTGGCATTTGAAGATCTATGGCCCTATCAATGTACTCTTCTGGTGTGGCGATACCATCAAATAGGCTAAAGTGCGAATGGACATGCAAACCAATGTAAGTCAATTCTACCTCTTACCAGTCCATGTTGGAAGAAGAAGATGCTCCTGGTGTGTCAAAGCCCAGATAGAAAGCCTCCTGCTCTGCATATGGAACCTTGTTCAATGCAGACTCTAGTGGGAATGGCTTTACATCAGACCAATTAAATGGCTGAGTATCTGGTGCAGATGGAATTAGAGTGTAGCTGGTCTCAGTACCCTGGCCATTACGCTTTAGCTTCCACTGTAGGTTTGAGATACTTCCAGTCTCAATTGCATACTCACGAATAGTGTTAAATGCAGACTGCTTGCTGACACCCATAGACCAAATAGCTACGTATGGTGCCTCAATGCCATCATCTACTACAACGTTACAGTAGAAACGCAGACGACCACGCCATCCTGCCTTTGGGTCCTTGCGGTGCATCTCTTCTGCCCAGTCACGGCCCTCAGTGTCCATGGTGTCTACTGCCTTACGCTTGTAGTCCTTTGGATTAGTGTGCTCCTTAACAACAAGAGCAAGACCACGATCTGCAGAATAGCTAGCAGAATCTTCATCTAGCTCTTCAACAAAACGGATCTTAACAGACTGACCGTCTGCAAGCTTTAGCCAACGAACCTTGGCTGTGTTCTCATCGTACTTTGGCTTATCAAGTAGTGCATTGATATTCTTTAGCCCTTTTACAACACTCATAGTGTATATCTCCTTATAGTAATTGCTATATAAATTAGCTTTATTAGTTTAGCATTAGCGATATGGTTTTGTCAAACGAATAATCAATATTTTTTATTGCCTCATCGTCCATATCTCCAATATCTTTATATTTTTTGTCTAATGTGACAACGGTAACACGAGATCCAAGTCGTTCAACTATCCTGTCTTTCATATTACCGCCTGCTTCATCGTTATCTGCAATAACATAAATGTCATTGAAATACTTTTGAAGAAGTTCTATTTGTATGTTGGATACATTTGCACCCAATGTAGCTACCGCTGGAAAACCACACTGATCTAAGCGAATGGCATCAAATGAGGATTCAACTACGTATACTTTATTAGCTGTTTTAATTCTATGCAAATTAAACAATACCTTAGACTTTGGCAGGCCTGGAGTATTTTTAAAATCTTTTCCTTCAACAGACCTTCCAACAAAGCCTACCTCCATGCCATCTGGGGAATGTACTGGAATAGTTACCATATCTTGCTTATCAGAATAGCCAAGTGCAAACTTGCGAACAGACTCTTCTGTAATAGACCTACCAAGATAATACCTCATGGCCCTTGGAGACTCTAATGCTTGCTGGTTTAATCTCTTAATCAAAACTTGATCATATTGAACATAGTCAGCTTTAGCGACAAGCTTTCTGTTTATCTCTTGTTCAATGCTGGCATCAGTTTCCTTACTCTTAATGTATCTTGCTGCCTCAAAATATGTTCTACCAGAGGTATGCATAATTAATTGAATAAGATCAGTGACATGGTGACATGAAAAACAGAAGAAAACGCCAGAAGTTTTGTCTACTTCGCCTGCTGGAGTTCTGTGATTACCATGGAATGGGCAGAAAATAATGTAATCAGAGTCTACCTCAGATTCAACATCTATACCTGCTCCTGCGAGAACTCGCTTAATTTGCTCTGCTGTATAGATATTACTTTGGTTTCGTCTATTCCTATAATCCATTCTGCTTTTTTCTTCCCTACGTATACTCCATATAATGTTAATTCAAATTCAAAGTACTGTTTTTCTTCTATATATTTTATTGTAAAATCCTGATTAATGTCAAGTCTTGGGACATAGCCAAGAAGTTTCATTTCTGTCTTTAATAGTCTACCATACTCGTCACGCAGTCTAACAATTGCAGAGTCGTCATAAATAATACCATTCAGGTGAAACCTTTTTATGGGCTTATGATGCAAGGTATCCATGCATATATTATAACTACATATCTTCCATATCTTTGTACTTATACCATCCCTTGTCGAAGTCTACCTGCACTAGGAATTCCCCCATAAAGCCATTACGGTTTTTGCGGAAAACACACTCAATAATGTCTGAGTTAGCCCCTCTACCAAGAGCCATTACCCAGTCAGCATCGTAGGCAATCTGACGAGACCATGCAGTCTGACCTAGGGTAGGCACAGTATCTAGCTTTGTAACGTCATCTGGAGTCGCTGAGGAGATAGCTATGATTGGGACCTCTTCTGCAATAGCCAGAAGCTTTAGCTCACGAGAAAGGTTCTTCATGCGAACAGTCTCATTATCTGATTTTTGATTTGGAGACATAAGCTGTAGATAATCTACAATTACAAAGTCTGGCTTATACTGATCAATCTTTCCACGCAAAACAGATGGGTTTACATCTCCACCAGAATCATTAGAAATAATGTGAAACTCTGGCTTACCCTCAAGCTTTGACTTGTGCCAACGCTTTAAGTCGTCAATATCAACCATACCGTTGCTTAGTTTACGATGTGACCAAAGTCCTTCTCCCATAATTGTAAATACACGATTACGAACTTCTGTCTCACTCATTTCTAGGGAGATTACTAGAGGTGACTTTCCTTGCTTCCATGCCTGTACTGCAAAGTATAGTGAAAGCCAAGACTTTCCAATACCTGGATACGCTAGGAATACTCCAAGCTGTCCTGGCATAATGCCTGCAGGGAGATAGTTGTCAAATCCTGGTAGGCCAGTTTTAATTCCAACTGAGCCAAGCTCTTGCTGCTTCTTTAAATTTTCATAATAGGCTATAGCACTTTCAAGATCAGTTACATCAATATCTCTAATTGCTGCAGTGTTCTTTTTTAGTTCAGAGGTTTTAGTAATTAGCTCTTCAAGGGCCTTAGTTCCTTGTCCACTCTGGACCTCTCCTGCAGCATTTCTAAGAATATCCTTAAGACTGTCATTAAGATATTCGCCCTGCAATTCTTCTAAGTGATGCTTGGTAGACCCTACACTTTCTACTGGAGTAAAGTCTCTAAATTTTTCAACGACTAGGCTCTTTGGCGGAACAGCATTATTTTGTTCAGAATATAGCCTGATAAAGTTCCAGATATCGTTATGCGTTCTAAGCAAAGTTTCAACATTTGCTTGTAGCAAAACGTGAATTTGCCTATCTTCTAGTACTGCTGATAGTACCTTAGCTTCTGTATTACTCACTTAACCACTTCTTTGCTGCCAGCCTACGCTGTGCTCGTTCTTGTTTGTCTTGTTCATACTGCTCACGCTTATCAATGATATCTTGAGCATAATTGGCAAAGTATTTCCATGCTGGAGACTGTGCCACGTCGAAATAATATTGTAGCAAATCATAGCAGCCTTGTAAAGAGTAGGACTCAATTAGGCCGTCTGCTGACCATTGCTCTACATTTATATTAAAGGTTGGCTTTTGCCCATACTTAGCAGTATGCAACTTGCTATAGCGACTTAGCAAAGCCATACGGTCTTTGCGTTCAGCCATTTACTTTGCCTCTATCTCCGCAGAAGCTTCCTTAACCTTTTCAGCAAGCTTGCCTTCTACAAAGCTATACACACGCTCAAAGGCTTCGTTAGTATTTTCGCCTTCACGCTTGCTGTCTGTTACTGCAAGATCAATCCTTAGTGATTGAAAATTTCCTAAATTAAGAGTGTAGCCCAAAGTTACGCCAATCTTAGTGCTCTCGTTTTCCATACCCATCATCTTTCTTCTATATTGATTCAGACCAAACAGGAACAAACCTGCCGTCTTCTGTTCTCATATAAGTCAGTATACCATCACCCATACGTCTTGTCAACTCTTGCCTAGATGGGGTTATATCGTTAGTTATGAGTCCGTCTTTACGTGGCCTTCCCATATGATAGGAAGCAAGTATATCACGAATTTCAAGAACTTGCGACTCTGAGTAATAGCTTCTTACTTGCCACCCAGTTTCCCCACCCTTTTGAGATCCAGTTGGATGTGGGATTATTCCACGTCTCATTAGGTTAGGCATATACTTTTTATGTCTATTTACTAGCTTAGCGGTTTCGCCAACTGTATAGGCACGTTGTCTATTTTTCTTAAAATCTGAGACTAAACAGCTTTCAATCCTATCATGAATAATATTATAAACAGACATAATTCCGTTAGACCTATTTATGTGATGAGATCTTACTAAATCTCCGTTTAAGAACCAAACCTTTTTACTGCCAGGAATAACTGGCAACTTGTTGTATTCTTCAAGACTTACAAAACCATCTTTACTCTGCATAGAACAGACCTTCTTTAGTTAGGTACACCTATTGCAATAATGTTAAGCTTATAAGAGGCTGCTCCAGAAGCATTGTATGTAACTGAAATATCTGCTCTAGAGTTTGTAACACTTTCAACAACTACTGCGATGTTTTTACCAGCAGTTGTAGCATTTTGAAGCTGTGGTGTTACAACAACAATTGGTGGATACTTATATTCACCCTTAAAAGAATAGTTGTAGGATGCTGTTTTGCCAACAGTAATGTTTTCATCACTTACCAAAATCTGTCCAGCAACTACCTTCATTTCTGATATCAGGCTATTTTGTGTGCCATTTGAAGTGTCAATAGATGCATACTTGTATGTTGAAGATGATACCTGAGATGAGATATCATTAACAGCTTCAACAATCTGATAAATGTATGATACGTCTAGAGGCTGACCTCTATCTGGTGTAGGAATTTTTGCCATAGTTACTCCATTATAGCACTAAAACTGTCTATTTGTAAGCTCAAATACTTTTGCCCCAGGAACTACAATTTTGGGGAAGGTTGATCTTTGAAGCAAAAAGTTTGCTCCAGTAAAAGATGCCTTAGTTGTTGGCTTAATTATATCTAATCTATTTGATGTAAAAGATCCATAATACTCATACTCTGCCCCAGTTGGAAAGGTTACAGTACCTCCAGAAAACGACCCCCACTTTACATACAAATCATATTCCTGAATTGTTGATAAGATAGGTGGGATTTCCCAGTTAATTGTGGCTAGATTTGCACTAACTCTGGTGTAAATAGAATTGATAGTTACAAGTGGTGAAATGAGGGTAGCTACAGTTGGGGCAATAATTTTATATATAGGAGACCATTCAGAAAATGTATTCTTATCTTCAGAAATAACTCTATATCTTAATTGATATTCACCCCTTGCAGTACCGTTTACTACTCTAGCAGCAAGCTTTAGGGACTGTAATGGAACAATTACTCTTTTATTTGCTGCATCATTTTCCATTAAATATCAATTCCAAGTCTAAATTCTACATAACTACTGCTATTTGGGAATTTGATTACTGGAGTTGGATAGGTGTTCGTGCCATCAGTACCCTGATTGACAATAACAGAATATCCAGTTAAACCATAAATGGGATTTTCTGATGATATGTTGTCAATTCTAACTGCATCCAAAGCAACAAAATAATCATCAGTTGCAACTGCTCCATCAACTACTGAAACAAATATTTTTAGTGTGGATACCTGTGACCATAAGAATCCAGTACTCTTAGTTATTTGACCTAAAGATTTTGATACTATAAAATATCTTGTATCATTGAAGTCATAGTCTCCACCAACAGAAGAATCTTTTACTTGTCCTAAAAATGTAGCAGTTTCTCCAGTAGTAGTAAGGAACTGAAGTGTTACATTTACTTCGTCTGGCTTTGCTGCTGGAGTTGTTCCTGAAACATTGACTAATGAAAATGCCACCTTCATAATATCGCTTGATGCATTTCTTTCAAGATTTAAAGATCCTGTTGGTAATGATATGAAGTTTGTGCTTGTCGTGCCAGTTGGGGAAAAGTCACCCCTAATCATGACCATATTATTTAAATATCTGCATTGTTCATTTCTTTTTTGTCTATTTATATTAGCAAAAAATCTATTTGTTGCATTAGTTTGAAAAGCTAAACTAGTTGTAGCCAAATCATTAGTTGCATTGGTAGCATCTAGAGGAGTATCTATAATAGGAAGTGTATTACCATTATATGTCCAGGCTTCTTGTCTTGCAAAAGAATATAAAATTCTACTGTCATATCCAGAAATTAATGGGTTTGAGCCTGCTGAATACAGTCCAATTTCAGTAATTTCATATCTTTCAAGGCTTGGAATTTCTGCAGTAAAAACAATCTTTGTTTCGTTGTCTTCAGTAATGTAGCCTCTGGAACTAATTGGCACCCTAAACATTTCAAAATCAAGTACTTGCTTATCAGAATAGTCGTCAAGCTCTGCTGAAGTTTCTAGTGGAATAGCTCCACAGCCAAGGGCTATATGCGAGGCATAGGCTGGGGCATTACCAATAAGGTATTTAGCCAATATGTTTTTGCCAGTATTTGTTATCATTATGAATCTACTCCTGTACCCACATATATTGTATCATCAAAGGGTATTCCGTTTTTTAAAATTTGGACCTCTACTTGTTGGTTTAAGTTAAGATTTTTAAACTCTAAAACAACAGACCCAAAAGTCTGGCTTTGAGTGTCTAAATCATTATAAATATTAGGAGATGAGTCATTTCCATCAATCTCCACAACGGTAGTGGACAACACCACGTTAAAGTTTTTAAAATAGTTTTTAATCGTATCTGGCATTGATAAAATATTATCTGAGTTATACTGAAGCGATATATCACCAATATTTCTAATTGGATGATAGGCCACAGGTCTTCCGTTTAACATGTCGTGTCTAGAAACTATTAATAATTCCTGACCACCAATATCTTCAAATAAAAGATCCTGCATTAATTCTATTGGAATTGTGCCTGAGTCAAACTCAATAATGTCTGGGGTTGCCACTTTAACTGCTACTGATGGCACAGATGAAGCCACTACAGAGCTTGATTGACCAGACGATGCTGGCTGAGACCCTACCTGCGGAACAGCTGGCTCAGAAGCTGGGGCAACTCCAGAAGTTGGGTATATCCATCCGCCCACAGACGCATACTTTCCGCTATCTTCTACACTTGGCTTAAAGCCACCACGATCATCGTCCCAGGTCCAGCCAGTGGTAACTGGCTTAGACATTGGCTTAAATCCACCACGATCATCATCCCAAACATATGAAGTTTTATCGTATTCCATACTATACCTCACTCATATAAACATTCATTTCTGGACCTGCTGAAGACCTAGAATACTCAATATTATATACCACGAATCTGCTAGACCTTGGTGCAATTTGATCAATATCGTCAACTTGGTAATCAATTTCCACAATGTCCCCAAGCTGAATAGTTGGAGTAGCAAAAAGCCTTACGCCAACAGATAAAGATGGCTTCATAATTTTTGTAGTAAGCCAGCCCATCAGCTCATATGCTGCATCCTTGCTTTGGATATAATCAGTTGCCAAAGAAAATTCATTTGTGCCATAAGACATCCTGCTTGCCTTTATATCTTGATAATTTTCTTTTATCTTAATTAATGATCCTACTGACCCAGACTCTCCAATTTCAGGATTTGAAAAGTCACTCTTCTTATCATAGTATTCGTCTACGGTAAGGTCATGTTGAGAATTTTGTGTAAAAGTAATGCCCTGAATTCTTAAGTAGTTACCTGTTTTTTCGTCAAATCTTAAGGTAGTATTAGATGCATTAAAAACTAAGAATTCTGCACCATAAGATCCACCATAGTATCCAGACACTGTATATCCTCTTAGCCTAGTAAAAGTTGGCGAAATCTTAGAGTAAAGAGCTGGGTAAGCCTTATCATATTTAATATTAAAATATGCTGCTTCACGCATAATAGTTCCAAACTCATCAAAGTAGATGTTGTACTGTGGCACGGTTAACGAGCTAATCCCAGATAAAAATGTAGACTGGACAATGCCACTAAGGGCGTACTTAGTAAACGAATCATTGATAGTAACATCCTTTTTAGAAAATATTGGACTAACTGTGCCAATCACTGTTCCAGAATTACTACTGTAATTGTCTCCTATGGCATACACATTCTCAAACATACATTTTGAAGAGCCACGCACAAACATTGCCATGCTGTCATATTCTGGCAATGGAGCAGTGTCTGTAACTGTGGCTATTTGTGTATCGTTAAGATATAAATAAAACTTTCTTGATGATCCAGTGTTTTCATAGTCAACACCCAAGTCGTATACTGTTTGATACTCTTGTGCGAACACTCTTTCTTGTCCAGCAAAATTTCCACTATCCACTGCTATGTTAGTTAAGCCACTCCATAATTTAACTGGAATAGCCTTTCCAGATGCATCGCTTTGTACTTTATAAAAAACAACATTTGCAAGATTAGACTGAGTGCCATCTGTGTCCCCATCAGTGTCATATTGACTAATGTTTGCTGCATCTAATGCAATAATTTCATAGTAATATCCAACGTTAGTATTTTTATTAAGTAGGACTGCAATACCGCCAGAACCTCCAGAAACCAATCCACCAAATTGAGGATCTGAAGCTTCTGCTTTATAATATGTCATTGCACCAGATGCTGCCTGGGTCATAACAACATCATTTAAAACTTTTCCAATAATTCTCATCCTAGTTCCAAAATGCTTATACTTTTTGGTAGATGAGTTGACTGTCTTATAAACATATGATATAAAATCAATTGGAGAGTCATTTGTTTCAAAACTTGGACCCTCAAAAACTAATGCTGAAGACTGAACGGTTTGAGATTCAATAGATGACTTCGTGTTTTGAGGTAATTCTGTGGCATATGAGGAACTTAAATAGTTTTTAATTAGATCTGTTCTGATAGACTTTTTTGCCTTATCGTTGCTTACTCCAGCTGCATTTATTGATAAGGTTGGGAGCGTGTCGTTACTGCCAAACAAATAAGATGATTGCATGAGGCAGCCACGAACATTATCATTATTTTTCCAATAAGAATCTAGGCCAGCAGTATGATTTGTAATCTGAGTTCCAAACTGCCCTCTTCCATGCTTTGCAACTGCTCCATTTACAATACGGCTTATACCCTGAACAGTTTCATAGTTGGGTTCTGAATAGATCCTTACTCTACCAGTTGGATACATTTTGCCATTGAATGGAATTTTTGAAAAATAATACTGATAGTCCTGAACACTTGTAATCCATACTGGTCGTCCTTGGCCTGTAATGCTATATTCAATTGCATCAAATTTTATAATTTCAGCATTCGCATAAAAGTATCCGTTGTATCTTCCCATCCAGTAAACAGCTTCGCCAAAATCAATTATGTTGTTTACAATATTATGATTTACAACTGTTGGTATCGCATTAGAAAGGTCTGAATTTAATGGAATAGCTGTTAGTGCAAAAGCCTCTGATGTTGATGTTTGTTCGTTTACTGACTTTGTTGAATCAGAGGCTGATACCTCCCAAAGTAGCACTGGCTTATATATCCAAGTCTTACCACGATCATTTAAGTAAGCCTGCTTAATTGTGGCCTGGCTTTTTTGAATATACCTAGTGCTATAAGAAATTTGTCCATCATTAAAAATATTTTTTTCTTTTGAATTAATACTAATAATATTAGACAAATATGGCTTGTCTGTTAAATTCTTAACAATACCTGAAGATGACGAGTCAACGGATCCAGAAAAAACAATGTCAGTTTCTCTTTCATCAGAAGACGGCATGAGGTAATTTTTGGTCATGCACACAAAATTATTATACTCATCAAAGAACATGGCTGTCTGTGTTGATACTGCTAACTTTTGTAATACCTGTGCAATTGATTCGTCTGGTCCAACATAAAAGTAAGGAATAATCGTGTCTTGTTCGTCTGGCAAACGCTTAAAAATATAATTTGAAAATCCAATATTGTCTAGCAAGACAGAAACGGCATATGACAGCGAAACGTCTGGAATAAGGATTTGTGGTGCTGTGACAGATTCAAAATGAAAGAACATGTCTCTTAGCTCAATATTTACAGTTCTATCTAATGAGGATAGCTCTGGAAATTTTTCGGCATACATTGTTTTAATTGGAATATAAAAATTAATGCCATCAACATCAACTACAATTTCATAAAACTTGATTTGTAGATTTTTCCCAAGATAGTCAGCTATGACACTATTAAAATTGTTTGGATTAAAGGCATCATTATAGTCAAAAATTCCTATAGAACCTACTGATGCAAGAAGTTGGCCTACTGGCAAGCCAGCAATTCCTAGGTCAGACATTGGCTTAGTGATATTAAAAGAAACTACAATATCAGATATGTCTGCTACCAATCTTGGAGAAATTTCAATTAGATCAAATGTAGAGCCTATCTTATTCATTGACTCTACTACAACCCTAATTCCAGAAATATACTGAAACTCTCTAAATACAGGTACATTATTTGCTGTATCTAAAAATTGTGACGGATTCCCCAAATCATTTAAGAATGGCGTTGTATTTTTAACTGATGGATCTAGCAAAAACCAATCATATTTTGGTTGAAATGTTGTATAACCATTTCTTTTCCAAATATAATAAGTGCCAAGACTATTAGCTCCATTTTTTACCAAGAAGGCATTTCCATCTTGCGATTCTACTGGAAGTAAATTTATGGAAGATATCTCTCCATTATCAATAAATATTTCCTGAAATTCTTCTGGAACAATTAATCCATAGGCTAATTCTACATATCCATCATTACCAATGATAGCTGATCCATCTGGTCTAACAGATGATGGGTCAAAGACCTTAGCATCTACCCAGGTATTATTTAAAAGATACTGAATCTTCCAACCAGTTGGAGTTGTCTTGTTGTTGTCTCCATAAAGTGGATCATCTATATTTCCAGACAATGTGCCAGATTCGCCAGTAGTGATATCTCCAACATTTGTTTGCATCTTAACAACAATCCTATTGGCTGGGACTGGCTCTTTATAAACTACAAATGGTACGGCATCATTGATGTAATTTTGGGACTGATATGGGATGTTTGCTATTCCATACTCTATACCGTTTTCAGTTCTATACGATGACCAATACTTAAACTTATCATCTTTACTGGCAACGTAATATCTTGGCCTACTAGCCATGTCTGGATTAGAGTGATGCACAAATGGGGTTACGCCATAGCGAACCTTGTTAATGCCAGAACGAGGCCTAAACCTTCCAAAACAATCCTCTAAAGAATAGAATAGCTTTTCTTTTTCTTTATTGGTTTTAAATGGAATTAGCTGATTGTCTGAGTCAAAGCCACCGTCTACAATAACATCTGCATCCGTAGCATCAGTATAGAATCTACCAGCATCTTGAATATCAAAGCTATCAACTAATGATGAATAAATACCAGTATCAAATCTTCTATACCTATAGTTTCCAATTTTTGCAATGTTTTCTGGAAAGTTCATGTTCCATTCCGCAATAATTGCAGACTGTGTTTTAATTGTTGGAGAAGTGGCTAGATGATTATTTAATGATTCTTCAATAAACATTTATACCTCTTCTAGCGATACTGATATATTCCAGAAATCGTGGTTTAGTCCTCCACGCTTTACAATGGAATAGCTAAAATCTGAAATATACATTTGTACAATTTCGTTATACTGATTTATTTTAGAGTATTTTTCAGGGTCATTAGATGCATAGTTTATATATTTATCATATGCAAGGTATACCCAAAATGGTCCTTGGTGATTTTGATACCATTGCAATAAATCATTTCCACCTGCACCACCATCAACGGTAAACTGCTGATCATCTATATATGGAGAACCAGACAAGTTTGCATTTCTGTTTGGAGTATCCTCATCTGAGTCATGGTCTACTGAGGTAGTAAAGTCAGTTGGAAGTCCAGAAACGTCAAATCCAGGGAACTTGCTGTATGATCTTGATGGAAGCAAATCCCAAGATATATTCATTGTAAGCTTATCTGCAATGTGGTGGGAACGCATTCTGCCATTAATCATACGCTCACGCTTTTCTAGCCTTACTGGCCTTATGTCAATTGGCGACCTGTTATGATCAGATAAAATAATAAATTGATCAATAAGCAGTGGGTCAGTATTTGTTGGTACGATAGCTCCAACCTCATATCCATCTGGAATGTATAGACCTCCAGTAGAAGTTCCAGGGTTATCAGCCCATAGCATACCCTGAGGCCTGGCGAACTTCTTTCTTCCAGTCATATAGTTATTGGTAGCCATTAGAACCTATTACCCCTAATTCTTTGTGAATCTACCTGCTTAATCTGAGTCATAACTGCTCTAGCAATTTGATCTGGATTAGCATTAGATTGAACATTTACATTTATCTTATAATTATACATGGAATCGCCAACTGATGCACCAGAATTGATTGCTTTTAGTCTGTCTGCACCAAAATTCTTAACTGCTGGACGACTAACCACAAACTCTCCAGGCGTTAGCATTGCTGGAACAATGTCAGTTCCTAATGAACTAAATAGTCCGCCATTAGCCATGTACTTGACCATACCGCCACCAGCAAGCTTATTGACTCCACTAGCCTTTAAAATACCAGCTAATGTAGTGGTGTTTACTGTTCCTGGCTTTGTGGCCTTTATGGATCCTGCAAGATTTGCAAATCTATTTGTTTCTCCAGCTGATGAAGATGAGGTTCCAGTTAATGATCCTGCCTTTAAATTGTTGGCAATTGTAGTAGCAGCCTTTGCAACTGTGGAATTAATCTTTTTCTCTGCAGTGTCTGCTGTTGTGGTTAGTCTTCCATTTGAGTCAAGAACTCCAGCTGCTTTCGCTAGAATAGTGCTTGCTGCTACAGCTGTGTTCTTGTTGTTTAGAGCAGCTTTTGCATCCATGATTTGCTGATCAGAGGTCCTTGGCCTTGTCACGGAATCTCCAGATGTCGTATCTGGTATGCCACCATTTCCACCGTTGCCACCGCCAGAGCCACCTGAACCACCAGAACCCTCTTCTACTGTTTTCTTTATAACAGTAAGAATAGCAGTCTTATCTTTAATGTCTTCCCAGTTTTGAAGCATGTCTGCAATAACCTTGGCCTGGTCTTTCATTGCCTGCATTTCTTCTGGAGTTAGCTTAAGCTTTGCTAGGTTTACTTTGTTCTGAAGAATATCCCATTCACGAATTTGTGCTTCAATAGCTTGGACTGCTTCACGCTTAGTGATTTCTTGTAGACGGACTCTTTCACGAGCTGGCTCCAAGCTCTTTTCTTCAATTTCAAAAATTTGCTGCTTAAGTTTTTTAACTTCAGCCTCAATTTGCTCTCTTGACTTTCCGCTAGCAGATCGTACTCCACGAAGATCAGTCTGACGTGCTCTGTCTAGGGCCTCTCTTTGTGAATCAATGGCATCCTGTCTATTCTGAGCTTCTAGTTCTTGAGCTGCTCTTGCTGCAGCAGCAATATCACCTTGAGCCAAAGCATCTGCAACATTAAGCTGACCCTTTTGCTGTCTAGCAATTTTATCGTTTACCTTAGCAACTGACTCTAATGCCTTCTGTCTAGCATCATATTGCTTGTTAATTTTTTCTTCTTGGTTTTCAATACCAACAAGCTCTGCCTCATAGTCATCAATTACATATTGGATTCCTGCTATTTGATCTTCTGCTTTTTCTATAATATCCTGATCAGCAGCGGTAGCCACTTCAAAGTCTAGCTCTACCTTAACCCTTTGTTCGTTTAGATATTCTACAGCTTTGTCAAATAGCTTCTGGAACTCTTGTGCTGCACCTTCTTTAGTCTTAAGGTTAAGCTCAACTGTGAGACCATCTTGCTTTTTAATTTCTTGCAAATACTCTAGAGTTTCTTTTGCATTAATCTTTCCATCTTTCATTAAATCTTTATAAATTAGATTCAATGCTGTTGGGTCTGCAATAATTTCCTGAATTTGCTCATATGTATAACCAAGGTTGTCTAGTCCCTTTGTTACAACATTCTGCTTACGTAGGATTGCAGTTTCATCCTTGGTGCCACGCAATAGCTCCTTAATGGCCTTCTTTTCTGCAAGAATGTTAGTCTGCTTAAGCAACGATACAAGCTTCTCCCAGCCCTTAGTTCCCACCTTGGTAGCTGCCAAGGCTGCAGCGGTAGCTGGGTCTTGAACTGCCTCAAAAGCTTGTGTAGCACTCATGCCATCTTTTGTCAACTTCCTGTATGCTACAGACATGTCAATAAGCTGCTTACGCTGATTTTGTAAGCCTTCTACCCCTTCTTGGAACGGTGACTTTTTACCACCGCCACCACCAGACGTAACAGGCGATGTCTTAGTCAAGTTTATAAGTTCTTTGTACTTGTCAATTACTTCTTGCTGGGCTGTAGCATTAACTGCTGTAGAGTATGCTACCATAAAGTTAGCATCCCTAACTGCCATCAATGCGTCTACTGTGCTCCAACCCTTGTCAATTAAATCATTATAGGCATCTGTTTGCTGATTTAATGCGTCAATGTCTGCTTGAATTGCACCAGTTGCACCTGTAAATTCAGCAGCAAGTTCGTCCTGCTTATTCTTTTCTTTTTGTCTAGCTACAAGATCTGCAGTAGCCTTAGCCCCAGTCTTAATGACAGTATTAAGCTTTTCTTGAGCCTTCTTATATGCATTGACCTTTGTTGGATCAGAGCTGTCCTGTCCTTCCTTAATAGCCTTAGCAAGATTTGCAACCTCTGTTGGGTCTAATCCAGTAGCTGCTGCCTGAAGCAACATGAAGGCATCCTCTGTATCCTTAATTCCTTCTATAGCTTCTGTAGCACCTATCTTTTCAGCTAGGTTTGGCAATACCAACTTTTGTCCAGCTTCTCCCAATGATGACCAAAGAGTTCCCAACTCAGACATTTGAGTATTAAAGTCATCAACTGTTATGGTTCCCTCAAGCAACTTGGCATTAATTGCAGTTAGATCAGAAGCAAATGCGGATCCAACAATTGCTGCATTTTCTTTATTTGTCTGAGTATTCCCCATTTGTCTGCCCCTGCCAACATTTTGTTGGCTTGCAGCAAACTCAGCATTGAAAAGTTCTGCAGCTTGAGATGCAGCTGTCTTTACTGTTGTTCCAGCAAAGTTAATCTTTGAGAATGATAGGTCAAGTTCTTTCTGTCCAGCAGCATCTGTAATTGCCTTAATTATTGCCTGCACTGCTTCAGTTGGTGCACCAGATGCAGCAAGCTGCTGTGCTAATGAGTAAAGAATTGCCTGAGCCTGAGCTGGAGTTGCTGCCTTTACTGCATCTATTTCTGTCTGCCACTGATTTGCAAATTCTTCACTAGCACCAAGCTCTGCTGCCTGAGCTGCTATCTCTGGAGATGCAGAGGCTTTGCCCTGGAATGCTTGTGGCAAAGAGCTAGCCTTTGCAGTAAATCCAAACATTTCTCCAGCTGCCTTAAGCTTTTCTCCACTAATAAAGGCAGCATTTCCAAGACCCTCAATCTTTTTCCTTTGCTGTTCAGCTATGTTTGCAACGAATGCAAAAGCACTAAGTGCAGTTACGGCAATTCCAATAACTGGAATAAATCTAGCAAGATTAGGAAGAACTGCTGTTAGGATTGTTCCAAGATTTCCAAATAGATTAGCAATCTTTCCTCCAGGACCCTTCAATAGTCCACCAAAACCACCCATTCCTGCAATTGCAGATGTGGCAGCTTCTTTCATTTTTGCAGTAATGAGAAGTTGTGTTGCAGTAATCAAACCAAATAAAGTTCCGCTAACTTGGAACAGAACATTTCCAACTTCTCCAACTGTACCACCAAACATAGTCAGAATGCCAGCTACTGCTGAAATACCAAATGTAACTCCCTGCACTTTTGAAGAAAATTTAGACATTGAGTCTACAACCATTTGCGTTGAACGGCCCACTGCTTTTGCTCTAGACTCTTCTTGCTTAGCAAACTTTTCAGCAGAGAAAACGTTGCCAGACTTTGGATCCTTTACGAACTTTCCACTTTCTGATCCAACAGTAACTGTACCGCCAGAAGCTGCCCTTCTTGAGGTCTTTTTAAATGAACTATCATATGCCTTTGCATCATCAGCACCGTCTTTAGCTGCTAGTGGATGTGGGCTATTCCTATCACGTGTGGCTACATAGGCATCCTCTGTCTTTTTCTTAAACTCTTCAGTATAAATTTTTGCTGCCTTGTCTGCACTAGCCTTAGTGGCAGCAGGGCTTACAAGATCTACATTAGCTGCATTACGACTTGTTAAAACACCTTGAGGATACTTTGCTGCCTGTTTTGCTGATGCCTCTGTTAACTTAGCAGTTGCAGCAGCAAGAAGGGCTGGGTCTGCTGTTAGCATACCTCCACGCATTGGAAGAGATGGGCCTCCAAGCCTCTTTTCATTAAGGTGTGCAAATGAACTTGCTCCTTGTGCTGAAAGTCTTGCTACATCTTGTGGGAACATTAACTGAGCAGCTTTTGTTGCAGCATCTCTACCTTTAGTTCCTGTCATTCTAAAGACAGTCTCTGTCATAGCTCCTGTAACTGGATTTGCCTTAATAGCTCTAGCTCTAGTTTCTGAAAGCTTGCTTGCTAGCATACTCTCTCTTGTTGGATCAAGCATTTCTCTCTGTACAGTTTGTGCTACCTTTGCTGCCCTGTCACTCTTAGCAGTCATAGCATCAAACTTTTGTTCTAGCTCTTTTTTAGCATTAGCTGTAATATCGTCAAACGAATCAATGTTTTTTCCAGCTTTTCTTAAACTTTCTTCAGACTTTCTTAGGATATCTACAATATCTTTAAGATCCTGCTCAGTTTCTTCAAAATAAGCATTTAATCCAGCAAGATTCATCTGTTCGCCAGATTTTGCATTTGCCCTAAATGCAGCACCAATTGCACCTGCTGAGAACATCTTGGTGAAATCTTCACTTTCAAAAAACGCCTGTGTCATGCCAAGCTTAGAGCCAGCAGTATTGCCAGGAGCAAAAGGAACTCCGCCACCAGATAAGATTGTTGTTGAGCCACCATAGAGTGACTTTTTGTCAGACTGCTTTCCTCTTTGGTACCCAGGGATGTTGTCTGCAATCATTCCATTGATTAGACCGCCATACTTTTTGACCATATCTCCAGGAATTACTGCTTCTCCTGGCTCAAGCATTGCAGGAACTTTGTCACCCTTGCCAGATCCTGGTACCATTACGATACCGCCATCCTTCATCTTTCTTGGACTTCCTCCAAGAGTGGATGGAATAGCAGATACCCTTAGACCAGCTAGTGATGCAATATTTCTCTTATATGCTGCTGTCAAAGCGTCTACTGCTGCTGCCTCAGTAGTGAATCGTTGTGTAAGTGCACTGTGAACTTGATCTAGAGATGCTGCAACTGCGGATGCCTCAAGTTGCTCTTGTGTCATGTACTGGATCTGTTCGCCAAGCACTGTAGTCTGGCCACCTAGACCCAAGAATCTTTCTCTTAGGAATGCAAAGCCTTTTAGTGCATTGGCAACACCGTTTGCCAATAGACCAAAGGTCATAATAAGGATTGGACCTAGTCCAGCTAGTACTGCTATTGATCCTACAACAAACTGACGAACGCCAGCATCCATACTATTGAATGCCTCTAAAACATTATTAGCAAATTCAACTAGTGGAATAATAACCTTTAGAAAGTCTTCTCCAATTGGTGCTAGAGCTGCTTGTAATTCAGCAACTACCTTTTGGAACTTGTAGCTTGTAGATTCTTCTAGTCTTCCAAGTTCCCTACTTGATAACTGAGCTAATTCTTGAGTTGTTGCGTTAGCAAGCTCTAAAACTCTTTGTGCCTGAGTGCCCTCAGAAACTACGTTTTGGAACAAGGTAGATAGACGTGCAAACTGGAACTTTCCAAACAACTGCTCAATAGCACGAGCACGAGTTGTTGGATCTAGCGTATCTAATGCTCTAGCAAAATCTATTACTAATCCAGAAACATTGCCCTTGTTAGCTTCAACAATACCCTTGATGTTGATGCCAAACCCCATAAGCATGTCTGATGCTTTTTCTGTTGGGTTAATCAAAGATGCAAGACCAGACTTTAGAGCGTTAGCACCTTCAGATGCGTTAATTCCACCTTCCTTCATGGCTGTCAGGAAGAAGGCGAGATCTTCTACGTCTCCACCTAGCTGCTTTACAACTGGACCAGCTTTTGGAATAGCAATGGTTAGGTCTTCAATAGACGTTACTGTCTGGTTTTCTACTGCGTTAAGGAAGTCAATTTTATTGGCTAAGTCTTCAGTTGCAATAGCAAAAGCATTTGTCAAAGATGTTGTTGTCTCTAATGCTTGAGCCTGCTCTACCCCACCAAGAACTGCTAGCCTTGTAGCTTCTGCTACCTGGGCAGTTAGGTCTGCTCCCATTTTACCCATAGCTGCTGCATCAGCTGCCAATGACATAGTGTCTTCAACAGCAACACCATACTTGGTAAATTCTAGTGCTAATGACTGAATCTGTTCTGCCATTGCATTGGTTTCTGCTTCTGTCGTGAAAAGCTCACCATATACACGCTTAAACCTTAAAGCCTGCTCCTCCATTTGCATAAATGTTTTTGAAGCAGTAGTTGCTAAAATAGAAAGAGGAACTGTAAAACCAACCATGAGCTGACGACCAGCCCACTGAGTGTTCTTACCAAAATTTAGAAGGTTTGTAGAACCTTGCCTTAACAGCTGATTAAAAATCTGTTGTTTTTGAGCAGCAAAAGCTGTTCTTGTAGCTAGATCATTCATGTCTAGCGACAGAGGTCTAACAGCAATAGACTTTAAGGCACCATTAGCGTCACGACCAAGTGATATATACTGAGTCTGCAGAGTCTTGACTCTAGATTCAGCTACTTTTTCAATTGTATTAAATTCTGTAGCAAAAGCCTGACCAAAAGATTTTGTAGAGGCTGTAGCAAACCTAAAGTATTCGCCCATAGACAGCTTGTTTCTTTCAAGAGCATTTGTGAATGACTCTGTGGCTGATCTAATGGTTTGAAGGCGAGCTGAAAATTTACCAGTAGCATTAATATCAGAAATTAATGATCTTTGAAAATTTTGAGCAGATGCAGCGTTTGCTGCAGAACTAGCCTGAAGCTCTCTTTGAAAGGCTGATATCTGACGCTGAAGTTGCTTAATTGCAGCTAGGGCATTAGAAGTGTCTATCCCTATACCAATATTAGCTTCAATATCAGCCATTCATGTTACCTCATAGTTTAGTTGTTACACATTTACGTTTGCCAAGGTTGTACCATTAAGGTTAATACCAGAGGCTGCTTCAATAATTGCGTATACGGTTGGTAGATCTAGAATGTCTTCAAGTGCCTTCGCATCTGCAGCCAACTCTGGCTTGTACTGCCTCATAGCAACCTGAACACAGTCTATAAGTAGATCCATAGACTTCTGGTTATCCTCTGCAATGTCAGTAATGCCTGCAAACTTGCTGGTAAACTCTCTTAGCAAAGAGATCTTTAGTGGACGTACGTGAATCTCAGTGCCATCCATCAACTTGATAGTCTTAGTTTCGTTGACTGTTGTTGTCATTTTTTTCCTCTCCATATATTTTGGGGTAAGTTTATTATAGCATACAGCTTATGATTTTTTAGTTAAATCCTCATAGCCAAGGCCCATACCAATACCAAATCCTGCCCTTTGAGCAGCATATCCCTGCAAAGATGTAATATCATTTGGATTGCTAGTTTTACCGTTGCTAAATACCTTAGCTTTCATTCTTTCCCATGCATTTTCTTCTGATTTACCAGTCTGCTTGTCAAGATCTACGCCCTGAATCGCTGCCAAAAACTTCTTTTCTCTATAATCAGCATCTCTTTTTGCATTTAAAGTTGTCACTAGTTCTGGCATAGACAAGGACGACTCTAGGTCTTCATAGTCCTTCCAGATACCCAAAAGAAATAGCTCTGACTCTAAAGATACGATATCCATATCAGACCACTGAGTTTCTGCGTCTTTGGCTTGGGCAGTTGTTGATTGTTCAGAGTTTTCATTTATCTTAATGCCAGCTGCAATGTCTAATATTTTATATAAAGTCTTAATGTCAATAGCATCCTCTACCAGTTCTTTAGTCTTTAAGGATGGGAAATATTGCTTCATTGCCACTGTGGCACACTCAAGTAATAGACTTAGCGTCTCATCTTCGTCTGACTCTGTTTTTATTTTCTCAAAAATATCCATAAATTCACGTAAATATTTAATCTTTAATGGAGTAATAAATATCTCAGTGCCATCTATTAAAAATATAGTTTCTGATTCGTATACGACATTTGGCATTATACTATTATACCCTAAAGCAAACTGCCCCAGCAAATAAATGCCAGGGCAGTTCTATTAAGTTATAGATTAGCTTGAAGCTGGGATGGTGCGATCAACAATCTTACCATATGAAGCCTGATCGTTTGGTAGCAAACGGAACGAAACTTCAAACATAGTAGCCTCGTCACGCTTTGCACCTACAGTAACACTCTCAATAGAAAGTGCACGGTAAGCTACGTAAACACGCTCAATCTGGTCAGAAAGAGCACATTCACCAGTACCAGGACCAACTGCAACAAGACCACGCTCAACTGGACACTCACCAATGTCACCTGCGGACAGGTTAAGGGTTGGGTTTCCAGCAACAGTGGCTAGGTCATCCTCCTTACCAGCAAGGGCAAAGAGAAGGTTCTCTAGAGTAGCTTCTGCGAAGGTGGTGTTCAGGTTAACCTGCATACCCTGCTTGTAAAGCTTTGCAACGTCAAGGACCTGGTCAACCTGTACTTCACCGAAGTCAGGCTGGAACTGGATCTCAAGACCGTTCATGGTGTAACCAACGTTACGGAATACTCCAACCTCGTCCTCAAGGGTGTCCTTGTAAGAAACGTTTTCCACATAGGAAGGCAGCAAGTTCTCAGTTAGAACTCCGTCTTCATATGTGAATAGGGCTGCAGCACCAACAATAATTTGGTTACTATTTCCACGATTATATGCCATATTTTTTCACCTCTTTTTCGTTAGATAAGTGGGCGATGTTTCCTCATGCCAATTATAGCATTCTTTTATTAAGATTATGATTTATGCCAAGCATAATCAATAATGATCTTATTCCCAGCGTAAGTTCTGGCAGTTCCAAAATCAATAATGTCTCTGCTTTCTTCTAGTTGATAAATTTTAATTTCATGGAAAAATGGCAAAAGCAATGGCTGTCCAGCATTATCCACTAGGGGATTATTAGATTCTTGCTTTTCTGCACACCAAGCATTAAGCTCTTGAGCTGATTCATCTCCACCGTCTAAAAGATCTTGCATTACTTGAGATACCTCTATAAGTGTGCCAATTGCGTTTGTTGCGGTACCATAAAAATAATACAACAATTGCTCAGTTTTAATGTGTGGGAATGGACCCCTACGAAGCTTAAACATCCTATCATAAACAGCGAATAACCCAGAAGTATTTTGTGACACCAAAGATCCTGTTAACTGATCAATGCTGCTTGGAGTAGTTGGAAAAAATGGCACAGAGCCAAACCCATAATTAGACAGCCTATCTATTAAATATCCATTAATAAACTGAGCTGGATTATGAAAAGCCATTAGTTCACCTTCCCTGCATCTGAAATCCACTTGGCACCAACTGCCATTCCCTTTGGCTTTCCACCAAGAATGCCAGATTTAAGATTGTCTCTATAGGCTGTTGGAGTCTTTAGATAATTAAGTATACCACTTGAACTTAAAAATGATTGAGCAAAATAGCCTCTGAAGAATGAGTCAAATACCCTCTCGTATTCTCCGCTAACGTTTCCACCTGGATTTTCTACAGAAACTTCTTTTTGGGTAAACACAGTTTCACCATTTACATTAAATGCTAATACACGATTCTTTGGCTGAATTGTAACTGGAATTCCATTTTCCATAATCTTTGCCTTATTATAAAATGGAACATTTGATCCATTTTTAATTGATGTTGACTGCCTAAATGTAGAGTTTATTGATAGTCCAGATACTCCAATATTATAGTCAATATCAAAAAGTCTAGCGTCTGGAGAACCAACCCTATTCCATTCATATACATGCTTAAGCAGTCCTGGGGAAACTCTGGCATTAACATCTATATAGTTTTTCAATGTTTCTATGACTCCAGATCCCAAGTTATTCAAAAAATCAGGATACCCTTTTTTAACGCCACCCAGGAAGCCAACAGTATATTGAATAAAATTATCAATATCACGATCAAATGCTTTGGAGTCAATTTTTAGCGTAAGCATTAAATATCCTCTGCTTGGTTTTCCGATCTTCTAAGAATTACCTTGTAGTATTCTATATCTCCAAATGGTCCAGAAAATGGTTGCTGTGTAGCTATTTCAAATATAGTAGACTTATTCTTTCGGACACCAGAAGTTTCTACATATGTTGGGTTGCCATTTTTGTTACGTATATTTGTAACTATTACGTTAGTTATAGCATTTCCATCATCTCTGGAAGAAACCCTAATGTCAGACTTTACCCTACCAACCAATAAAGAACTTTGACTTAGATCAATATTTACGACTACCTCTTCTTTAAACCCTGTCCCTGCTGCAGTAAAGCTACATGCTATAGTTTTATCCAATACCCAATTTTTTTTAACTGCACCATAGGAAGACTGTTCTACAATTGGGTAGTAGACATCTGCAAGCATTGGAAACGTAAAATCTACTGGACCACAGCCATCACATGACATTATAATACTCCAACAAATGATATGGATTTGACATATTTAGATAAAATCTTATCTACTATCAAGTTGCCTGTTCCTTCAAAAACTCTGGAATCAAACTTAATCTTGAACTGGTCAGTATTATAATCAGCCAGATATCTCTTGTAATAGTCTAATTTGCCACATTCAATATCATCAATTAATAGCTTTGTTGCTTTAGCTATATCTGATGGCACCTTTGTGTACCCAGTTTCAAGAATTAGCCTGTAGTCAAAAGTTTTAGGAAATCCACTTGGTGCTTGATAATTAAAGTCAACTGCATCTGAAGATGCAAGTGGTATGAGGTTTGGTGCAGATTCGTTTCTATTAAGCTTGTCTGAATAAGACTCAATCACTGCTGTCTTATCCTTTGTAAGTTCAAAAAATCTGTCTGTTAGCAAAATGTTATTTTCATAGACTTCCAAAACCTTTTTAGCATTTTTCCAAATAGGAAGATAGTCTGAGCCAACCCCTGTTGTTTCTACTGTTTCCTTTTTGTAGTAAAATCCTTCAGAGATTACGGAGTCAATAATTGCACGAGCCAACTCTTCACTTTGTGCATACTCTGCCACTCTGGATGGGCTTGTGGAAATAGTGTTTGGATCAACATACGGCCTTCTTAGCTCAAAGGTGTCTTCTGCAATAAGATCTCCAGATTCTTTAAACGTAATCTGAACAAGGTAATCTGCGTCATATTTGTTTGTAAGATACTCAGAGTAAGATAGTCCTCCTGGTGGGGCAAATGAAAACTCTGTAGATGATACAACTGACATATCAGCCAAATCAATTACTGTAGATATTAGTGGGGTATTCTGATAGTTACCCTCAGACTCAGGCAACTCAATAACTACTTGAGAAGACCCAGTTGACTTCAGTCTTAAAATTTCCATTACTTATTAAACTCCTTGGCAACCTCTTCTGGTGTTGCAACTCTAACTGATGGATGAGAAAGCCATTTAGATGCTAATTCAACATCTACAATTGTATACCCTCTATATAATTTTCCCATTCCAGTCCATGTTAAATTTCTGGCTGCAAAAAGTGCCACCTTGTTATTTTCTGTAACAAACTCTGACAAGTCTAATTTATCACTTTTATTTGCTGCCTTTTGCTTCTTTATTTTATTGGACAATATCGAAAGTGCTGGCTGTTCTTCCTCCAACAAAACTCTAGTCTTATATGTTAAAGGTTTTTCTGATTTTGATGTCATCGCACACTCCTTATCTATATTAATTATAACAGATAATGCAAAAGGGGTAGAAGCTATATGCCTCTACCCCTATGCTAGTGTGATTTAGGAATCTAGAGAGTCTGCATCTGCGAAAGCAACTGCATCTTCTTCTTCCCACTGTACACCAAAGCGGACGAATACGGTGTATTCAATGGTGTCCTTCTTTGGCTTGTATTCACGGTTGACAGTGATGTCACGCTGGAATCCCCATACACGGTTCTGTGGGAATGTCAAGTCGACATAGCCCTCAGGGTAGTAAGGAACTTCCTGAACATCAATACCTAGAACACGAGTGGTACGAGCTGCACCAAAGGTCTGAGCTGCACCGTCTAGATAAGACTGACGGTTAGCCTCAGTGTGTCCAACAGTGGTTCCGAATGCCTCTGCAATTGCGTCAGCAAGGGTTCCGTTGTTCTTCACAATACCCTGGAATGCATCAGTACCAGCGTAGAACTTGAGGTTGCTCTTAATAGCACGGTACTTACGTGGCATTGCAAGAATGATGTCCTGCATTACCTCTGGTGTCCATGCATTGTTGGATACTGTAACAACAGCTTCGTGAGCATCTCCGTTGGTCTTTACACGGTCGACAAAACCCTGTAGAATTCCAAGGAATGCACCGTCACCAGTGTCTCCAGTACCATTAATAGCTAGATCCTCAATGTCGTTTGCGAAAGCGTTGGTCATTAGACGAACCAGGTGGTCCTCTAGTGCAGCACCTTCAATACCATCTTCTAGAGCTTCAGAGGATACTTCCCAGTCAAGACGAATCTTCTTGGTTGTAAGCTCTACCTTAGAGAATGTTGCACCAGTGTTTGTGTATGCACCATCAGCCTGGGCTGCAGCACGAATTACACGCTCACCTACGTTAACCTTCTCAAGCTCCATTGTGTTGGCTCGCATAGTTACACGACGACCATCCTTGGCGAGAACAGTAGCATCCCATACATAGTCGATAAAACGACGTGCCTGCTCAGGGCGTAGGATACCGCTTCCTGCATCACCAGAAGGGTTAATAGCGTTTGGGCCAGTGGTTACACCAAAGTTTGCAGTAGGAATGTTACCAAGGGTACCATATCCGTCACTTCCAAGACCTGGGGTAGTTACTCCACCAACACCTCCAGAAGCAAAAACACCCTCATCAGCTGCTTTTGCGATATCTGTATTATTCATAATCTCTTCCGACATATTGTCACCTCCTAAGTGATTTTAACTTTATCGAAATAAGTCGGCAGTTTTGAGGAAACGTCCGCCCCATAGGGATTGTTCAGACTTATTCATCTGAACTTCCTGTACGATCTCGCCTAGATCGCCAGATTTACGGAAAGCTGTATCTGCTTCTACAGCGTCAATACGCTTTCCAATATTGTTAAAGTCTGTCTCGGCATCTGTTAGTTTGGCGTTAACCAAGCCAAGGGACTTCTTGAGATCAGCAATTTCGTCATTTAGTGACTTCACTACTGATGTTAGATCGCTAAAGGCTGTTGTGATGCCGTCACGAATCTCAGCGACTGCTGTGACGATCTCTTCTGACTTTGACACCTCTTCAGAAGAATCGGACTTAACCTCATCCTCATCCATGTCGTTGGACTTTAGCTTTGGATCAGAATCGCCTTCTGCGTCATCTTCATCCATGTCTTCTGTCTTTACAACTTCAGCTTCTTCTGCTTTTTCTACTACAGAGTCTACTGTGGCATCTGCCTCTGGAGCGACCTCGTCTGATTTTTCAACAGTAGTCTCTTCAACTACATCATTTGTTGCATCAGTCATAGGGCTTACCTCCTTTGTCATCTTAGAAAGATTAATGCCTTTAGCACTATCAACTAAGAACTTTATCATGTCTGTTTTTTCGCTGTCGTTTTTTTCAACGAAACCTATATTTTCCATCGGCAATCCACTAATTGGGCTTGCAGATGATTGATCCTGGGATAGCGTTATAATTTCGTTATCTCTATCCCAAAATACATTTTCTAACTCTGTAGCTTCCGACTTTTCAATTTCTACTGAGTCCATTTTTTCAATGGAAACAATGTTAGCAAATTGATTTGCAGGGTTGTCTACAAGAGAAAGCTCTGTAAGGTCATATTCCTTAATTATTCTGATTGACTTGTCCATGGTCTCGTCATAAGCATCATCCCACTTATTCATGCGACCACCAATTGAAAAACCAGAAAGTGTTCCATCTAAAACCTTTTCCCAAGTATCTTGTGCACCCTTTGAAATATATGCAGAAACAAAAACCCCAGTATAGAATTTTTTGGTTTCTGGGTCAAAGTACTTGTCTTCCTTAAAAGAGACCATCTTGCCTACAGAAATTGGCTGGTGCATCTCACGAATATTCCCACGGAATCTCTTAAAGGCACCTAGACTAGCCTCAGTAGTAACGATATCTGACTGCTTGTCAACGTTGTCAAGTGTGGCAAATCCCGAAACGATGCGTCGTTCCTGATCTACCTTAGAAAAGGGCATTGAGAGGCGGACATTCTCCCCCTCTGTATCCCAATGTGCCTTTGATATAGTCATACTACCCTATTATACAGTCCGTTTTTTTAATTATTAAGTTTTTATAACGATTTATTATATCACAATAATAAACTTAAAATATTAATTGGATCTGCTTCCCTCTCCCTGTGCATTTCTACCAGCAATGGTTGATGGACTATCTGAGTTATTAGCAGTCCGTTCTGCGTCTCTTTCTCTAGAGCCTCTGGTGTTTGCAGCAGCATCTGATGCCTGGCGAGAAGTCAGCTCAAGAGGTGTGTCTCCGCCATCTAGCTGAGCATAACCCAAAACCTCTCTAGCTTCATTTGGAACAAGAATCTTATTACGAACGTATCTCTCCAAAATCTGAGACTGTGCAATCTCATCAGTAAGCGTTAGTTCATTGAACTTTAATTCTAGAATGTCCGTCTGCTCTTTAATAATTTTTGATATTACCTTTTCAAGATTGCGTTGTGCTGGTCTTGCAACCTGCTCCTTAAATGTACGATCTTGAGATAACGCAGCAGCGATTGAAGCAGCGTCTCCACCACCAATCTTAGAAATAGGAACCTGGTGAGCAATTAGAATATCGTCTCTATTCTGTTTACGATACTCCTTAAATGATGCCTCTTGAACACCATTTTCAATTGGCTCCATCTTAAACTCAACCTTGTTGGTATCTGAATCTCCTGGCAGTGGAATGTAGAGTGTCCTGTGCGACTGGCCCTTTAGGTTTGTCTGAAGGAATCTAAATAGCTTATCCTCTGCATCACCAGATAGCTTTGCACCCTTTAGGGTAACAATGTATCTTGGAGTTGCCTTGTTGGCAAAGTAGTCAATGTTGTACTGGGATGCCAACTGGTCTCCATGAAGAGAGCTTATGGCAGACATAATGTCTGGCACACCATAGAAAGTATTGAGTGGAGAGTATTCCTTAAAGTGGATAATCTCATTTGGACGTGGATCATCTGTGATTGGGTTTTGGTTATTTGCCCCAAAATTGCGGAAATATACAACCTTTTGGCCAATTGTTTGTACAAATCCATCACGAAGCCTACGAACACGCATTGTAGTAGCTGGAATGTGACCAACATACCCAATTTTACCAGACGTAGTTCTACCAATTTCCATGTATCCGTTACCAATAGCCTGAAGATCTGTGACAATTTTTGTCATTGTCTCTGTAAACGAGGCATCCTGATTTAGGTTTTCAAGCCAATCCTTAAGCTCAATCTTGGCCCTGTCAATTCTTCGACGTGCCCTTTCTTTAGCAGTATCATCTTCCATCATTTCAAGCTTTAGAAGAGTTCTGTCTGTAATCTTAAAGTCATATCCCAGACCAACGATGTTCTCTACCTTTGCATCAATAGCAGCGTGGTTAGCAAATGATGTGTCATAGTAGTTGGCAAGTTCATAAACATTCCATGGTGGAGTGATAACATCGAACATGCCATAGCCATTATAAAAAACTGTTCCTGGGTTTATTTCTTTTGAAGATGCCCCAATTCCCTGCCTAATTGCAAGTGCGTTGTTTAGATATGCATCAGTAGGCTCTACTGCCTTTGATATCCTATTGGCTCGTCTTTTAAAGTTGTTGTTAAGTCCATTAAAGCCTTTAAGCTCATCCCAAGACTTGGCAAAAGGATCTTGAGCCTTGAAAACATTTTCCTCTTGCTCAATCTCTGGCATAGAGGCATTAATGTAGCGAGTTTCAGATTCTGACATTATTCATCACCATATAGTTGTAGTGTTTTCTTGGCTGCAATAACTGCACCAAGATCATTCATGCTAGGTATAAGGCCCTGCTTCATTCTATCGACCTGCTCAGAGTGCTCTTCGTCAGAGATCTTACGCATATTTGGATAGAAAACTGCACGTCCTTCTGGCTGACCCCAATACTTTGCAGCATCAGCAAGCTCTTTAATTCTAGACTTGTCGTCTCTCATACCTTCAATTGACAAAGCATTGCCCTGACCATCTGTAAAAGGCTTACCATTTGGCTTCATCCAAACGTATGTGCCAAATGCAGAGAAATTTTCTTCAATTACTTGGACCTTTGTGTCACCAATTTGACCAGGAAAGCGTGGTTTTTGATTCTTCATGACCACTAGTATACCACAATATACTGATTATGACACCTGGGATTGCCACTCAACGTCAGTTATGATCTCATAATTAGCATTTGCAATCGTAACTTTAGAGTAGTCATCTATAATTATCTTATTAGTACCAACATAGGTATTATAGATATCCTCTGGGTTAATTCCAAAATAACTGCTTTCTGAAACCACTAAGATATCGTCCCAGTTATAGTTACCACCAAACGGTGTTCTAAGAACGTTATACCATACATCATAGGTGCTTTCTACTCCAAACCAAGATCGTTTTGACTGCCTTTGAATTTCTTGCAATGCACTAGACTCATAGTGAGCAATATTGTTTACCAGCATTGGACCAACGAATCTAATGGCACCAACTGCCTCATTAAAGTTAAATGGCTTAGCAAATGCAATTCCAAATGCTATCCACTCATCAATACTAACCACTGGCTCTCTAACTGGCTTGCCATTTATATAGTATGCAATAGCATTTTCAGTTGCACCTGTTTTTGCATTGATACCGTAAATTCTTGCCCTCTTTCCAGAAGGCTCTGTGGACTCAATAAAGAATCTTAGATACTCCTCTGTTCCCTGAATCTCAAATAATAGTTCTGGTGTTGATGGGAACCTGTCCTGATTAGATCTCAGAAACATCTGTGCACCAATAACCTTATACTGGGGAGCTGCTGCTGGATTTACTTGAACTAAAATTCCACGAGGAACCAATCTGTCATTTTGCCCTAAAATTTCTATACCAGAATTCCTATTAAGATATAGATGTGGAGTGCTTCCCTTATAAATTCTAAAAGGATTTCTAGCCTTGTAGTCAAAATATGCACGATACTGTGTATATGGGAAAATAGACAATCCAAACTTAGTTCCTACTGGATTTGCTGTTTTATCGTTAAAGGCTTCTGAAGCATATTCTAGCTTTTTCATAACAAGCTTATCTGTTAAAACATTCAAAACCTTAAACTCCAAATGAGTAACAATTGCTAGAGAGTTTATGTCTATTCCAGATGGTGGATAAATAACCGTACCGTCAACAATCTCATATTTTGTTGTCATCCAGTCATCTCCTGGAATTACTATATTATTTTTAGGAGCACGTTCTACAGTTACAAACGTAGACTCTGGAGCATTAGCACCAGTAGATAAGTACTGAAATGTAATATAGGTTTTTATCAAATAATCATTTGTATTATAAAATGCTCCATCAAACTGCGGTAATGCAGGATAGGAACTATTAAACTGAATAAAGTCTAAGTCATAATAATACTCATTAAACTGATCCTGAACATACTGTGCAAAATAAGTTAATGGTACATAATCTTCCCAATATGAATCAGTTGCAATTTTGATAATTTCTGATTCCGTTGGAGCACCAAAATATAGGGTATAGCTAGCAATATGACTAGATATGTTTTCAGAATAGCTAGGATTGTCCAAACCAAAAGATCCTGGACTTCCTCCATCTAGAACTGCTGCCCAAAATGATGGATTATTTCCAAAATACTCATCGCCAGCATCTATCTGAGATTCATATAGCCAGAAATCCAGCTCTTCTGTATCAATAAAATACTGAGAAATTTTATTAAAGTTTCTACTAGTACACAGACCAACCCTAACCAAGTCTCCCATAAATGTTTTTTCAAAAGATGCAGTTCCACCAAAATAAAACTTAAGCTTGTTTACATCGCTAAAAAATGCAGCTACATTTCCACCAAAATAATCTGAAAATGATTTAATATTTATTCCAGTAAAAATATTAGAATTAGCAGTTAGTCCTGTTGAACTGTGTAGCTGCTGTTCGCTGGCCCCATACTTTAGCTTATATACAATATTTTCATTAATTATAGAAATTTGGAAATAATTATTGTTAGACTCATTCTGAATTCTTAAAAGTACTTGTTCTTGTGGCAATAAAGATGATACCTTAAATATTAAATAAAATGCTGCTAAATTATTTTTTAATATATTAAAATTGTTAAACAATAAATACCCTTTATTTCCAGGATCTCCAAATGTAATCTGGCCATTATCTTGATCAGCTAGCCAATTTGCAAAAGTTTCTGACTCTAAAACTATTTCTGGCTTAGTATATTCTGGTGGTATCAGTGCATTATTTTTAATTTGTACGTTTTCCAAAATACCCTGATTCCATTTACCAATATCTGGATATGAATAATTATTTGTGTAATCTGCAAACGCATAGTCAATAGCAGCTAGCTGACCACCAAAAGACCTATTTGAACCTTCTGGAGATTCAACTGCCTGTCCATAGCCAAACCTTCTTTTAGCAACAATTGCAGGAACCTTATATGCATATATTGCAGGAACATCAAGTTCTACTGATGATGCGTATGATGGGCAATAAAATCTGACCCACCTGTTTGTTGCAGTATCATTTGTTAAATAATTAAATGGAGATTCGTCTAAATCAATTTCTAATACCGTTTCGCCATTAATCATCAATCCTGCTACAAATTCAGAAACATAGAGGTCCATTAATCTTGGTGAAGACCAATCTCCAATGAAATATTTTTCTGATTTATTGGCAATATTTAAAATTAAAAATGGGCCATCCATTTCTATTGATACATTTGATGGCGTAATTTCAACTAAAACTGATGGGTCATTGCCATTGCTATAGGAAACCTGATTAACACGTAACCAAAATTCAAGTGTGTAGAATTTAGAAGATCCAGATCTTGTTAGCATTCCACTAGACGGAATCATGAAACTTGGCATATTGTCATAATTGTGGAATAACTTTGTAACGTTTGAGGATCCATATACCATTGGAACTGAAGTATTCTTACATGCCATTTGCTTAGATTCTGAATTATATAAATAATATCCAGGATTAGTGATTAAGCCGTAGGCATTGGCCTTAAGACCACCCAAAGTTTCTAATGAAGTAGTAGATACAGTTTCAATATCATCTACACTGATTCCCAAAGAGGTTACCGCAAACTCTTCAGACCATTGACCAACAGATATTCCATTTACATAATAATCTATTGATGAATATGACATGTTTGCTGCATAAGTAACTCTTAAAAATATAATTATATCTGCAGCAGTATTGACTGCATCAAAAGTATGAGATAGGTGCAACCACTGACCACTTATATTAGATGAAAAATATTGTGCTTTTTCAACCAATGTGGAGGTAGCTGGATCAGTATATCTATATCCTATTTCATACCCAACATTGTATGGATTATCTGCATAAACAAAAAATCCTAAATTAAATGTTTTTCTTTCATTTGTGGGATCAAAAGCATTTGGATCTAAAGCTGCCTTGCTGAATTCAGCTGTGTGGAAAAGACTTGGTGCAGGATTATATGCAGTAATTTTTGAGATATAGCTATTTGGAAAAGGGGCATTTAAAAATTGTGGAACATTAGAAGCAGCTACAAGAGAACTATCTGCAGTCCAATATACAAGATCTCTTGCAGACTCTGGAATTAAAGATATGTAATCAACATTCTCATCTAATGACCATAAAGATGTGGGATGTTCAGCAAACACCTTTTCGGCATAAAGATTTGATGTATTAGACATACAGTAATTTTATCACACATCGTTGAAAAATATTTATTCTACTAGATTCCAAGATGTGTCCTGTTCGTTCCATAAGTAGAACCTCTGATCTGTTGGATATGGGATTGGTGGTTCCCAGCTACAAGTCTCTTCGTTTAAAGTCCATGAGAGAAATGGCTGTGGTGGAATAAAAGCATCCAAATCTTCGTCATACTTGTATCCTATTCCAGCATAGTTCTTGCGAATGTTGCCGTTGTAGGAGGTACGAACGCAACGTTGACCTCTGAACTCACCATACCAGGTCTCAGGATCTTTGTCTTCAATTAACTCATTTTCATCAATACCAGGAATTACCTCTGTTACGATGTTGTTTTCATCTAAAAATGCATAGTGTGCCATATTTTTCCTTCCTAGCTAAAGCTAATATTTCCTGTTCCTGCTGTAAATATAGTTATCTTATCTGTACCAATGGTAGCTGTAGTAAATGATAATCCAGCACCACCATTTACATTAAAGGTAGATGGATATCTAATAATAACTGTTCCAGATCCGCCTGAGTTTCCTCCATTAACATACCCTCCACCAGCACCACTGCCAGTATTTACTGCTCCAGCGGTTCCTGCTAGAGCTGGACCTCCAAGACCACTACCACCAGTACCGCCACCGCCTTGACCACCAACACCACCAGCATTTGAATCGCCACCGCCACCGCCACCACCAGCTCGGATCACAGATGTGCCAGTGATATTAGACGCAAGGCCATTGCCTCCACGACCACCTCGCAAGTTTACTGCAGTTTGCTGACCAGTTTCACCAGCACCACCACCACCTCCACCACCTCCGATGAAGCTAGGGTGCTGCCTAGAGCCACTAAACCCTTGATTAGCAGTACCAGCAGCTCCAGCGTTTTGCTCATACGAACCGCCACCAGAACCGCCAGTATTTCCATTTATTGCACCAAAACCACCGCCAATAGACGTGATTGTTGCAAAAACTGAGTTGGAGCCATTTACACCAACTGATCCTCCAGAACCACCAGCACCAACAGTTACAGCATAATTAGTAGCTGTAGATAAGCTTAAACTAGGTTCAGCAGCAGCACCACCACCAGATTGCCCTACGCTAGTTCTGTAGCCACCAGCACCAGCACCACCACCTGTAGTATTCGTTCCACCGCCACCAGCGATGACAAGATAATCAACTGCTACAGTCTGTATAGGTGCAAACTGAATCGAACCAGTGCCAGCAGTAAAGGTTGTTACCTTATTGTTTCCAACTGTGGCTGTTGTGGAAGTAAGACCTGCACCACCTGTAATTCCGTATTGAGATGGATATCTAAGTATAACTATGCCAGAACCACCAGAACCTGTAACAGTTCCCTGTCTTTCACCAGAACCACCACCTCCACCTGTGTTGACTGATCCACTAGTGCCATTAGCCCAGCCACCAGCACCACCACCGCCTGCACCACCCACAGTTGTATCTCCAGAAGACTCTGTAGATCCACCGCCACCACCAGCTCTCATTACTGAACTTCCTGTAATAGAAGAGGCTAAGCCGTTTCCGCCATTTCCACTAGATGATGAAGTAGATCCATCCCCTCCTGCCTGGCCTGCACCACCACCACCACCGCCTACCTTTCCAGGACTTGAGCCACCACCACCCAGAACATAAGCTCCTCCGTTAAATCCTTGTCCAACTGTGCCAGAGCCACCAGAAGATGGGACTCCAGACTCAGCCCCTCCTCCACCACCAGAACCACCATTTTTACCATTTCTGCCAAGCTGATAGACACCGCCACCACCGCCACCAACAGATAAAATTGTTGAAAAAATAGAATTTGACCCATTATTACCAGGACTTGTATGAGGTGGTGGAGTAGCTGCTCCAGCCCCTACGGTCACAGCGTAGTCTACAGATGGTTGAGCAATAAATATTGACTCTGCAGAAGTCCCTCCACCAGAAGACTCTCCGATCACGGATGAGCGATAGCCTCCTGCACCACCACCGCCACCATGATATTCATTTGATGCACCAGACCCACCGCCAGCAATTACAAGATATTCAACGCTTATGCCTGCTGCCTGTGCTGATGCTCCCAAAACTCCACCCAGAATTCCAGGCATTAGCTTATCCCTACTCCTGAAATATACCACTTAGTAGCTTCAGTTTTTACTAGAGTTGCCATTCCATGCTGAGCAATCGTACGTGTTCCAGTAGACCCTGTTCCAACCTGAACAAGAGTATTGCTTGTAATTGCTATAGAATTATTTCCAGTACCACCATTAATAATTACAATAGTTGTTCCAATTTCAAACGGCACAGATGAATTAGCTGGGATGGTGATTGTCTGACTAGCTCCAGTGACATAGATTTGCTTACCAGCATGAGACGTAGAAAGTGTAAGTCCACCAGATGCAACTGCAACTTGTGGTAATCCAATAAATCCAACTGCTTTTGCTGAATTAGTAGATGAAGGCTCTGCTGGGATTCCTTCTATAGAGTCGAACCTTCCCAATGGAGAGGATACTATTTGTGATGCACTTACTCCACCAGCAGATACGGTCCCACCAGCAGATACGTATGCTACCGTTTCCCCATCTGAATTAAGCCATTCCTGCAAGCTAAAGGCACCAGAACCGCCTGGAGCAAGCCTAATAGCTAATCCAGTCGATCCATCTGGAACAGTCAAAGTGTTTGACCAAGATGCTGCAGTTCCATTAGTAGTTAAAAGCTTTCCAACCTGACCAGACTGAGATGGAAGAGATTGAAGACCTGAGACTGTAGCCCCTGTAAAGTCTACAGTACCAGTAAAGGTTGGACTATTTTTGGTTGCCAAGGTATCTAGAATATCTGCATTATCATTAAGAGCTTCTGCAATTTCATTCAATGTATTTAATGTAGAAGGAGCTCCATCTACAATGGTTGCTACAATACCGTTGGCATCTTGAAAATATGGCAAGGATGACCATGCAGTAGTTCCATTACCAAGCTTAAACTTTCCAGTGTCATATTCAATACCAAACTCTCCACGAGCTAAGGTTGGGTTACCACTGGTCCACTCACTAGCGGTACCACGCCTATTCTGAATACGAGTTATTGCCACAAGAATCTCCTACTAGAGTATTATAGCATTTATTAAGACCAAGATCTGGAATTTTCATCCCATATCGCAAATTCATTTGGTCTGTCAATTGGTGGCTTCCAAGTTGCATTCTTAGCATCAAGAACCCAAGATCTAAATGTTTTAGATGGCAAGACTAAATTTTTCTTTTTATCATAAATTCTGCCGTATTGTCTAAAGCTTTCACACTTTGTTGCATCAGTAATATCAACTATATCATAGTCATATCCAGCAATAGCATATAGTCTTGCATGGTCAGCACTTGGTGCATCAATAAACTTAATAATGTTTGTGCCAACTATCTGTGCAAATATTTTCATAATGATTCCTTAATAGTTTACCTTTATAGAATGAATTCTCGTATAGCCTGCTGATGCATCCCATCCAGAATTAGTTACATTAAGCTGCATCTTTCCATTGCCACCATTAGTAATTGGCACAGTTACAGTTCTTTCAGTAAAGTTATAATCGTTTGGATTGGCAATTTGGAATCCGCTTAGCTCACCAGAATTATTTGGATAGAAGAAGTTCGAATAGTAGTACCATGGAGCAACACTGTATGAAGAAATAACAAGAGTGATTGATGTAGCTCCAGTGAGATCAATATCATTAACTGTTCGTGCCTGGCCATCTTGCC